TTCAAGCTGTGGAAACTGAGGGTCTTTTTTAATGTAAACAAGAGAGTAATAATTGTAAGCTCTCATGAAATTCTTTTGAATCTCTTTTACGATTTCTGGTTCTTCATTTGCTAATTTACGAAGTTCTAAATCGAGAGTCCATAAGATAGAAGATTTTCCTAATGAAGACGGGCAATCGATTGTGAATCTTTCACCGGTCAAAGGGTTAGTCATTCTAGCATAGTACTTTTTGTACTTACTTTTAGATGGGTCACCAATCCAAGGAATGAATCGGATAACGGAGCGGTATACTCCATTTTGTGCCTGATCTGGGCCAGGGTTGTAGAGATTTTCGTCTACTTTGCGTGCGGTGCCAGCTTTAGGGGCGGTAAAGTCGTCTGTGTTTAAATTGAATAAATCCATTGTTACTTTGGTTTTTTAAGTTTATTATAGATATTTTACCTAATAAACAGCCAAAGTTTTACGTGAATTTTATATTATGTTGGGTAGACCATGCTTCCCAAACAGAAAGGACTTTTTCTAATTGTTGTTGGGTAATAAATCCTAATTCTAAAAATGGAGTTAGGTATTCAATTGCACACTCTTTAACAGTTTGACCTGAGTGGCGAGCTTCTTCTGCCAGGCCTCTAACCTGTGCTGGTATTTCATCACTTAGGATAAAATATCGATAGTCTGATTTTGCAAGTTCCCTAGTTAATGGTCTAGGTATTTTAACTTTATGATCTTGTGAAAAATTAGGACCTCTTTGTACAATATGCTCAACTTCATGGCGAGTAACATCAAGAATTCTGGCTTTTAATTTCGGAGAATTAATTTGAGTTTGGTCAACCGCTACTGAAATTTCAATTTCTGCACCATCTTCATTATCTCCACCAAAGGAGTCTCCATCTATTGCAAATCCAAATTTTTCAAATTTCAAAACCTCAGATGGGATATTTTTAAAATATAGATCCCGAGTTGGGTGTAAAGTATTAGCAATCTTAATGTTAACTTTCAGGTCAAAATAAATTGGGTCTTTATATTCTAAATCAAAAGAACGATATCTTTCGGGTTTTCCAACATTTTGCTGAATTAACCGAAGGATATCGTTTGTTATATTTTGTGAAAGTTCACTAAGTTGCATTATGCTAAAAATATTAAATTAATGTCTTTAGTCGTAGGCTCGCCATCTTTAGTAAAATCTACATCGATTACTGTTTGAGGTTTTCCGAATTCATTTCCTTGAACAGCCTTTGTAAATTTTTTATGGGCATCCTTAACATCAATGTCTTTACCATTTAGATAATCTAAAATATCTTGAGACGAGTCTTTTGCATTTTTTTCAATCCATTCTTTAACTCGATCCATATCCAATACATATTCATTGTACTGTTTAGTTACCATATCGCCCGGCTTATCAACCGATCCAATTGGATTAGATATTAAAATTGCTCTAATTTGTGACTTTTCAACTGGTGCGGCTGGTGCAGCTCCGGCTGCTGCAGCTGGATCCGGTACCATAGGATCAGTTTGTTCGTTTAACCAGGAATTGAAGTTCTTAAGCATAATATTAGCCTTTATTCTATTTATTAAGAAGAACAGGCAATACAATCGTCTGGATTGTCAAGCGAACAAACCAAATCACTTTGAATTTGTTCTGCTGTTATTGTAGACTGCTTTAGTGCAGCAGAGTCTACTCCAAGTCCAGCAATTGCATCAACTGCAGATTCTGTTCTTAAATAATACATTCCAGTCTTAAGACCCTTTCTCCAAGAGTGGAAATGCGCAGATGTTAACTTTGCAGCATTTGCATCTTTAATAAACAGGTTAAGTGATTGAGATTGACAAATAAATTTACCTCTATCTGCTGACATATCAATTACTTCTCTCTGCTTTAGTTCCCATACAGTTTTATAGATTTCTCTAATTTCAACTGGAATCTCTGCAATATTTTGAACTGAACCTTTTTCTGCAATAATTCTGTTTTTTAGATTTTCAGACCATAATTCTAATTCAACTAGGTCTCTAACTAAGTGCTTATTAACAATAACAAATTCACCAGATAGAGTTCTTCTAGTATACAAGTTTGAAGTAAATGCCTCAAATGCTTCATTATTACCCATAATTTGAGCAGTAGATGCAGTTGGCATTGGTGCTAGCAATAGTGAATTACGCGCTCCAGTTTTCATAACTTGTTTTCTTAGAGAAGTCCAATCCCATCTTCCAGAAAGTTGAGAATCTTCTGTTCCCCAAAGATTAAACTGGAATTTACCTTCGCTTAGTGGACTACCTTCAAATGATTCGTATGCTCCAAGCTTTTTAGCAAGATCCGCAGAAGCTTTCATTGAAGCAAAATAAATTGTTTCAAAAATATCTCCATTTAGTTTCTTAGCTTCGTCTGAAGTAAAAGGTAAACCTAGGATTGCAAAAGTATCAGCTAAACCTTGAATACCAATTCCAATTGGACGATGCTTCATATTAGAAGCCTTAGTTTCAGGAGTTGGATAGAAGTTAATATCAATTACTTTATTTAAGTTAAGCGTAGTTTGATATGTAACATCATAAAGAGCTTGGTGATCGTATTCAGCAAGAGCTCTACGCTGTTTTAATGATCTCTTTTCTGGAAACTTGATAAATTGATTAACTGCGATTGAGGCAAGATTACAAACAGCTTGCTCATCTTTGCTAGTGTATTCCATAATCTCTGTACATAAGTTTGAAGACTTAATTGTACCTAGATTTTTTTGATTAGATTTCTCATTTGCGGCATCTTTATAAAGAATATATGGAGTACCTGTTTCAATTTGAGATTCTAATACTTTTTGCCATAGTGCACGAGCTTTAATTGTACGTCGACCCTTTCCTTCACGTTCAAGTCTTTCGTAATTGTCTCTAAATTCTTGACCATGCATTTCCCAAAGTTCAACTCCAATTTCAGCTGGACAAAATAGTGTCCAATCTGCATCAGCTTCAACTCTTTCCATAAATAGATCAGGCGTCCATAAGGCCAAGAAAAGATCTCTAGCGCGACGTTCTTCTTTACCATGATTCTTACGAAGATCCAACCAATCCTCAACATCAGCGTGCCAAGGTTCAAGATAAATTGCGAATGAACCTTTACGCTTTCCACCGCCTTGGTCTACGTATCTAGCAGTTTCATTAAATACTTTAAGCATTGGAACAATTCCATTAGACGTACCGTTAGTTCCTTTAATATAAGAACCAGTTGCACGAATATTATGAATTGCTAATCCAATTCCACCTGCATTTTGAGAAATTGCAGCAACGTCAGCTAAGGTTTTGTAAATTCCTTGAATTGAATCTTCCTGCATAGTTAATAAAAAGCAAGAAGATAATTGAGGTCTTTTTGTACCTGCATTAAATAGAGTTGGGGTTGCATGGGTCATCTTATGTGTAGACAATAGATCATAAGTCTTTAACACATTTTGAATATCATCACCCCAAATACCAACTGCAACTCTCATGTACATATGTTGCGGAGCTTCAGCCGTTTGACCATTCATTTTAAGGAGGTAGCTCTTTTCAAGAGTCTTAAATCCAAAATAGTCAAAATTAAAATCTCTATCGTGTAAGATTGCTTCGTTTAAAACATCAGCATGTTTACGAACAGCTTTGATTACATCATCGTTAATTAGACCTGCCGCAAGTCCAGTTTTAGGGTCTTGATAAGAATAAAGAGATTCAATTACCTCTGAAAATTTCTTACTAACTGTCTTATGTAAGCGTGTGATTGCAATTCTAGCTGCAAGATATGAATAATCTGGATGAACATGATTTAGTGAAGCGGCAGTTTCTGCTGCTAAATTATCAAGTTCAACTGTAGTAATTCCATCATAGATACCAGAAACTACTTTAGTAGCAACTTCTAGCGCATCTACGAAATCTGAATTTAAACCGTATGTTTGTTTCTTAATACGGTTGGTGATCTTATCTAGTCTTAGGGTCTCTAACGAGCCGTCTCTTTTTGTAACCTTCATTTCTTTGTCTCTTATTTTTTAAAAATCCTCATCGGTAGAAAAATCTTGCACAATTGCAGATTTTACGCCGGCCTTTTGGTATTCTCCAACTCTCTTTTCAAAGAAATTGGTTTTTCCTTTAAGTGCAATATTAGTCATAAAGTCAAATGGATTTTGAACATTAAACTCTTTACTGCAACCTAAGTCAAGAAGCAATCTATCAGTAACAAACTCTAGATACTGCTTCATTAGATCAGCATTCATACCAATAAGTCTAACTGGAAGAGACTCAGTAATGAATTCTTTTTCGATTTCCAAAGCAGAAAGAATAATTTCTTTAATTTTTGCTTCAGAAACTTTATTTACAATATGATTATTGTGTAAATGTACGGCAAAGTCTGTATGCATACCTTCGTCTCTTGAAATAAGTTCGTTTGAAAAACTTAGTCCAGGCATAAGACCTCTTTTCTTTAACCAAAAAATTGAACAAAAAGAACCTGAAAAGAAAATACCTTCTACTGCAGCAAATGCAATTAGACGCTCAGCAAAAGAATCGCTCTTGATCCATTTTAGAGCCCACTCGGCTTTTTTCTTAACAGCATCAATTGTATCGATTGCGTTAAATAATTTTGCTTTTTCTTCTTCATCATTAATATAAGTATCAATAAGAAGAGAATATGTTTCAGAATGGATATTCTCCATCATAATTTGAAAACCATAGAAAAATTTAGCTTCAGGGTATTGTACCTCTCTCACAAAATTCTCAGCCAAGTTCTCATTTACAATACCGTCAGATGCGGCAAAGAAAGCTAATACGTTTTTAATAAAATAACGCTCATCGTCGTTAAGTTTAGTTCTCCAGTCAGTTAGGTCCGCTGCTAGGTCAATTTCTTCTGCTGTCCAGAAAGACGCTTCTGACTTTTTATAAAAGTCCCAAAGGTCATGGTGCTGGATAGGGAAGATGACAAACCTGTTCGGATTCTCAATTAGAATCGGTTCCATTTTTTTTAATTTAATTTTTTAAAGGTGAATAAAGTTTGACTCGGTTGGGCTTTAAAAATGGATGTTGATTTGTGACAAGCTGCGCTATTTTCTGTAATTTGACGTGCTTTCAACTTAACATCTGGTGTAATTTTGCCGTGTGTCATATAAGGATATTTATCTTAATATACCTATTTCAACAGTATTTCAAAGCCTAAATTTTGTTTCAATACATCAACTTTTTGAATTAAGACCTGTCCATCACTAGAGTGGTCTTTCATTACGTTAGTTGAAACTGAAACAGAGATGGTTTGCTCATCCGGAAGAGTAATTTTCATAGACCCCTTTTCATAAGAATAGTCTAATACTTGACCTTCGATACCATCTTTAAGGCTTTGCCAGCTTTTCTTAACTGGATCAACCGATTCTGGATTCACTGTAAGTATAATTCGATAATCTCCTTTCTTCTGTACCACGTCTTTAACCCAGAAGTCAATTTGATCGCCTGAACGTAAACCT